CCTACCCCTACACCTACACCTACACCTACACCTACACCTACACCCACTCCCATACTTAATAATAACTATATAGGATGGTATGTAATAAATGAATAGTAAACTTATTTTACCCACTATACCCTCTTTAGACTATATTCCTGATGAACTAGGAAGATACAAATTTTTAGTAACTTGTAGAAATGAAAATGATATTTTAGAAATTTTTAATATGCTTGTTACCCCAGGAGAAGGAGAAAGTTCATTAAAAGATAGTATAGTGTGTAGTGAATACAGATATGATGATGATTATAGCTGTGTATTCCTGCTTACAAATCTACAGAAAGAAGAATTATCTAAAGACAGCAGAGTTATTCAGATAGAAAATTATCCTCCCAGCGAAGCTATAAAATGTTTGGTTCAAAATCTTTCAGTTAATAGGATAGATTTTTCAAATAATGGTAATGAAGATAATTTTGCTTTATCAAGATGTATAGAGTTGACGGGAAGTAATACTAGCTATCCAAATATATATAATTATACTCTTACAGGTTCAGGAGTAGACGTAGTAATAGTAGATACAGGTATAGTTTCTGATCATCCCGAATGGTTGAGCAGAGCTACCGGTCAATCTAGATTACAGCAAATAAACTGGACTAATTTCTACAGCGTAACATCTAACACGTCTCAAACAGTTACTGTAGAAGGTAATGTAATGTATTTAAATTCTGTTTTAACCCCTACAGTATTATGTTGGAATAATAAGAGATTGAGAGATGGCTACAATACTACGGGCATAGGCAAACCTCTTGTTTACTCTTTTGACGTAAATGCATTGAATTCTCTGAATAAAATTTTTGTAATATCAGAATCAGTATATGGTTCTCCCTATACTTCTGTCTCAGGGTACATTAGTAATAATGCTTCACAAACTGGAGTGATTAGTCTTACAGCTCAATATTTGAATGATAGCCCTATACCGACTACATTATATTATTTTCTCTCTACAATAGGTGGGACATATATTCCAGGATATGGTATAATTACTAACACTAATTATAATACACAAAATCTTCAGTTTTATAAAGATTTTGACGGCCACGGTACACATACTACAGGCACAGTTGCAGGCTCTTCTTTTGGATGGGCAAAAGAAGCTAATATTTACTTTATTACCGGTATAGATACACTAAATGGATTTAACATATCGGAAAATTGGGGATTAAATTTATTGTTAGAATGGCATAAATGGAAATTAACGCAACCCTCTATAAGTGCTAGACCTACAGTATCTAGTCATAGCTATAGAAGATTAGCAGCTGGGGGTATTAACTATTCCCCCGTCTTACGTGCTAATGTATATTATCCGCATAGTAATAGTATTAATAATGTAGTAAAAGAAATGGTACTTAATGGTGTACACTTTGTAAGATCGGCAGGAAATGAAAATATAGTATTAGTACCTTACGGACACTGGTTATATAATACCGGCTTTATTTATGGAAATAATTATAGCTATAGACCAGGAACACCGGGATGGCCAACAGATGAACCGCAGGGACCTATAATATTTGTAGGGGCAACTAGGGCCTGGACGGGGGTTAATGCGCTAGAAAAAAAGGCATATTTTAGTAACAAGGGGCCTTTTATTACAATATATGCACCGGGTGAATATATACAAAGTTCTTGGAATACTCCTTCGTATGCTATTTATAGAGGTGGGGCATTAGGAAATTTTGGAACCAGAAAGATTAGTGGAACATCGATGTCGGGCCCTCAGGTTGCTGGAATGATAGCAACTATATTAGAGAAATATCCAAAAATGACACCTCTTGAGATAAAAAATCTATTACAAGCTAATGCTATCTTAGGGTCTATAGAGGACGATAAAAACCTCTATTCCGGTTACACTTACTATGATTTGGCAAGTGGGGTTAATATGTTTTTATATCAATTTCCTGGAAAACAATATTTTTTCAGTGATAAAAGTTCCGGAAATATTAATCTTGGTACTTATAGCTATAAATTAAGCGGTTCTTTTCTTGGCGCTTCCTCACCTTTATCAGGAATATTACAAGAATATTCACATACTTTTTCTACTCTTAGTGCATCTCTATCAAGCTTTATATTATCTTCTCCCCCGCCATCAAATATTTTTAACGTAACACATGCTAATGGCAAATATATAATAAATGGGGTTGAAAACCCCACCTTAAATTTAACTAGAGGGGTTGAATATATTTTTAATCTCAATGCTCCCGGACATCCTTTTTGGATAAAGACAACTCAAACTCCAACAGACTCTGATCGATACGATACAGGGGTTATTAATAATGGTGCAGAAACAGGGCAGATTACGTTTACGGTACCTTGTGATGCCCCCTCACCCCTTTATTATAATTGTCAATATCATGAATCGATGAGAGGCGTTTTAAATATATCAGGTACATGTACTACACCTACACCTACACCTACACCTACACCTACACCTACACCTACACCTACACCTACACCTACACCTACACCTACCCCCACTCCTACTCCTACTCCCACTCCCACTCCCACTCCTACTCCCACTCCTACCCCTACTCCCACTCCTACTCCTACCCCTACTCCTACTCCCACTCCTACCCCATCAAATATTTTTAACGTAACACATGCTAATGGCAAATATATAATAAATGGGGTTGAAAACCCCACCTTAAATTTAACTAGAGAGGTTGAATATACTTTTAATATTAATGCCCCCGGACATCCTTTTTGGATAAAGACAACTCAATCTACAACAGACTCTGATCAATACAATACAGGCGTTACTAATAATGGTATACAAGACGGGCAGATTACGTTTACTGTACCTTGTGATGCCCCGGAACTCCTTTATTATAATTGTCAATATCATGAATCGATGAGAGGCGTTTTAAATATAACAGGTACATGTACTACACCTACTACTGGGATCGCCCCTGTCAGAACCAATAATACCCCGGATAGTAATAAAAATATAGCGCTGTATAATAATCAGCCGTTAGACAGTTACTCCGACTGTATTATCTCTTTTGAGTATGCAAGGTATAACGTAAATGCATCTCCCACGGGTGGTTTTGCGGTAGTATTTTTTGATAATATTATAGATATGCCTAGAGATGGTGGTCCAGGTCATTCACTAGGCTACACCCCATCCAGCATTGTCACGGATACTTGTAGACTAGACGGATATAGAGGATTGCAGGGCGCATTATTAGGTATAGGGTTTGATTCTCAAGGAAAATTTGCCCTAGAAACTGATATGGTTAATGGGATATCACTTAGTGCACTAAAGCCTCAACCAACAATAGCTGTAAGAGATAGTAATGCACAAAATTATAGATTATTATATAATTTATCAGATAACAAAACTTTGAATGATATACCCGGTTTGGAAAGCTTTACAATTGATCAATCATTATCTTCTAATCAAGAACCACAGTATAGAGCGGTTAGAATAATAACTGCAAAGCAGTTTGAAGAGATTACTGTGCAATTAAAACAAAATTTAAGTGACGATAAATTTGTAAATGTTTTTCAGATTAATTTATTTGGCGTAAAGAGACGATCATTTAAAATAGCATTAACAAATACTACAGATGATTCTACTACTAAATTTTTAGTTAAAAACTTTAATATTGCAGGATTTCCTGGAACTGTACAAACTGCTAATTTAATATCCTCATGTAGTCAGATAATTGAACTAGAAAATTATTCGCCAGATAGTAAGCTTGGAATGGGACAAGAGTTTATTGCACTACCAGTAGGCTCTAAATTAAAAAATTATACTACTGATTTAAATCAATACAAACTTGAAAATACTGTATATACCGGTGGCGGTATCAAGATATTGGGACAAGACTCTAATATATTAGTTGCAAAACAGCCAGGTAATAAAGAAGTAATATTACTAGAATACCTCGGACAAAAACTAGCTAAGGTCGCTACTGTACCTACACCAGACTTAGCAGAACCATCAGCTGCAGATATATATGATAATACATTAGTTATATGTACGCAAGCAAATCCTGACTTAGGTACACCTGGCGGGATTTTTATATATACCTCTGTTGACTATAGTACAAATCCTTCTTTAATTGGTTCGTGGAATTTGTATCAAACTATATTACCTAGATTTGTACTTTCCGGCGAAGGTCTAGGAATTAGCGTAGAAGTTAATGATGAAAATTTAATAATCGGCAATTCTAACCAATATGTACATGCATTTCAAAAGAACACTTCTAATATTTGGGATTATCACAGTACTATTTTTTCGCCAATATCAGGAACTTCAAGATTTGGCTATACATTAAGTCTAGATGGTAGAGATCTAGTTGTTGGTGCACCTTATGCCATGAAGTCATCATTTCAAAATTTGGGCCAAGGAGAAGTATATCATTACTATCTTTCCAGACAAACAAATAAATGGAATTTAATTATGCCTTTGGGTGAATATTATGCTATTAATAGCATTGCAGGTAATTTTGGTACTTCAGTGAAATTATCCAATAATACGTGTGTCGTTGGTTCACCTTGTGAGGCTTATCTCCTAGATGGTAATGCGTATGAAACACCTAATGTTGGTAGGGTGTATGTATTCAATAAAACAACCGGGGGAATATTTACTCAAGGTACAGTATTATCACCTGGTCCCGGTTCAGTAGAAAAATACATGTTTTATGGTCAATCAGTTAATATATATGAAAAGTATATATCTGTAGTTGCACCTTACACAAATAAATTTACCAAATCATATTTGTTTGTATATGATATGGATTGCTTATTTAATTCACCTCCAGCACATCAGGCAATACCAGATTGTGCCATTGGTATAATTGACAGTAGTGGATATGTAATAGATCTAGAAAACTTCACGTACATGCTTAACTTAAGTTGCTTACTATCATGAACAATATAAAAGACATATTTTTAACATCTACAAGTTTATCTAGCTTAGATTACTGTGACTTTTTAGATCATTATATTTTTAGTGATCCATTGAGCGGGGTTAATATTTTCTACCCTCTAACTGCTTTTGGTGGCCCCTTTACAGGTGAAGTAAGTTTTACTAGTGTAACTTCTGGCGGTCCGTTAGAAGATATTTGCTTTCAAGATTATTGCTTTAGATCAACTATTATTGATCCAATAAAAATTTATTGTGTAACAACTGTTAACTACAAACTAAGCGGTTTAGATGAATCGGACGGAAAAGTTATAAAGATTATATACGATTTTGGAGATAATAGTGAAGTAAGGGAAATTTCTTTTGCGAGAAATAATAATACAGACATTTCTCCTAAAGACATAACAGTGAGCAAGACATATTACCCAACAGATAAATTAGCTACAACATATCTACCATCTATTAGTGTTATTAGGAGTGATTGCTGCATCAATACCTATAGATTGACGCTTAGTACCTTCAAGTGTAGTATCTTGGAAATTTATGAAGACGTTGTTTTACATAATGCACAGCAGACAAAGGGATTTGATATAGTAATGACTATGGAAAGACTTAATTCGCGACAACTGTTTAATAATGCGCTCAATATTAATGATCTAGAGTTTGCAATTCCTACCCTATCTTCATTACCATATTTGGTTGAACCGGTACCACCGTCAAAGAATAAACCCAATCCGGGCCCTGTTGATCCAAAGCAGCCCTCACAACCCATAGATCAGAACCCTGTCATTGCGCCTGAGCCAGGTTATTATTATACCGAGGGCGACGGTATTGATATGTCCCCGAATTACTTCAGGATAGTTCCTTCAGAAGACATAGAAACAGTTGATACCTCTGGCATTACTATAAGTGGTGATGGACCACCTTATATGCCAGGAGAAGGCGTAGATATTCGGTATACTTAATCCCGGATAAATATAATATGCTATCTAGCTTTCTAACATCAAAAAATTACAAAAGCCTTAGTGCTAGCTATCTCTATGATGATCAATTAGATTTTCTTAATTATGAAGTTTCGGTCGAAGGTAATCTTAATATATTTCTGTCGCCAATTTTCCTGGAAACAAATGATTTTGCAAATAATAATTATAGCTTTTTACATCTAACTAAGCCGTTAAATTTAGCTAATATAACAGACTTTAAGACTCCTGAAATATTGAATAAAATTATTTTCTGTACAGTAAGAAATAATTTAGGTAATTATCTTTATTTTACAGATAAAGGTGATGACTTTATTACACAAACTATTATATATGATCAGTTAATTAATGGCACCGTTTCCGGGATAAACGATAGTTATTTTTTCGATTTAGATGTAACTGATTCATATACTGCTAATTTAGGTCATTTATATAATAATGTTCAGTTTTATTTAGCATACAACCCTGCTAATTATAATTTAAACTTTGTTGTTGCAAGCGCGTTTAATGCAACCACAGAGCAGACCAAAGATTTTGTTTATGCATTTGATGAAAATACAAACGTTTTGACACTACAGACAATAATTAGAGGTATTACTTATTATGTTATATATGATAATACAACTTCTAGATTAGTATTAACAGCGGCAAGCGGCTTTAGATTCAATAGACCAGAAAGATTTTTTAATATTGATAGGTTCAGTTCCCCTGCAGCTTTAGAGGTAACTAATGATTGGGGTACTTATGAAACTACATATAATCAAAACAATTTAAATATTAACGTTGCAGATAGTTTTTTTGGTATTGATAATAACTTTTTAGTACATACAGAATATAATAATCTAGAAGGTTCTACGTTAAAAACAAATATTCTTACTTTAAAGAACCAGCTTAATATTAAAAATCTTCAAGGTCGCGGAAATGTTTTTTTTCAAGAAATACCAGTAAATTATAGAAATTATAACACTATTTTTTCTGGAAGAAGACAGGAGCAAGGATATGAAAAGCTTCACTTACAATATGATTGCTACTCTACTCCATACACTTTTGAGCAAAGCAAAACTACATGGTTTCATACACCGCAAAACATGTACCCTTATAAAAGATTAAATATTAAAACCTCAAAGCTAGTTGAATCAGGGGCTGTTGCCGGTAATCATCCATTAAAGAGTGATAAAGTATTTAAAAAATTAGGAAACTATCGTTCAACTAGCAATCAAGGCAATGCAACTAGTGAACAAACAGGTCAGTGGTTTTGCTCTTGGCTTTCCGGTGGTAATACTAAAGATGTTAGACCGGTGTGGGTAGATAGGTACTTTAATCCAACTCGAAATACAATGTTCGAGGCTTTAAGTGCATCTGATGGTAATGTTACTTATATACCTTCTTTTGACTGCTATAATTTAAAGTCTGGTATAGTCGATACACCATCTAGTCTTACTTTTGAGCCTGGCTGCTGGTATGCTTACAGTAGAATAGGTAAAACCGATGCAATTAATTATATAAAAACTCTTAAACCGACTTTGCAGCAAAAAAATCTCACTGGTTATAATTCAAGTAAAGAGTCGCCACTAGATCCTTTAATTAGTGAAAACTTAACAACATATTCTCTTGATGGTCAAAATTATGGCTACATAGATATTGATAATATCAAGCTTAATAATAATACGTTTACAATATGCTTTTGGGCTAACTCACAAGATTGGAGTCGACCCATGGGATATGAAATTGCTGGTAATTATAATGATTACGGATTAGGTATTTTTAATCATTTTCAGGTTACACCATTTTTAAATTATACAAAAAACGGCTCTATATTATTTTATAATACTGATATAGATCTTATTGATACATTTAATAGTGCGTTATCTACTTTTGGTAGCGCAGAATTTGTATTGCGTAGAGATGCACTTAATACCTTTCATGTAATTACTGATAAAATGCAATTGGTTGAGTACGATATTCGCGAAATTATAGTCGATGCTACAGATGCTTTGTCTGCAAATAAAAATGACGTCAGTATTATATATGCATCCAATGATGAAGCTCGTGGCTATGTATTATATTCGGATAAAAGTCTTAGAGCAGTAGATTTAGTTTCTAATTTACTATATCCTATCTCAGCTAATATAGTAATAGGTAAACGCAGCGATGCTAAAGAAGTAGTTAGATCATTAGATGGTAAAATTGTAATACATGATGGGAAGTACAGTATGGCGCGTGGAGAAGGGGTATATTTCTTAAGCGGGGGAATAGTTTGTAACTATAATACCAATACTAGCACTTTGTGTAATGTTATTGGAAGTAAAGGTGCATATACCTTTTTTAATATTGACAAATATAATAATCTATGGGTAGGGGATGATGAATTTATTGCAAAATTTAATGCGCATCAAGAATTAGTCTTTACCACTAGTCTAACTGCTACATCTTCATTTTCTTTAAAACCGGTGGATATAAAAAATCTCACGTTTATAGAAACTTTTTATAACGGCAGCCTGAATGAAACTGTTTTGGTGACTGCAAGCGGGTCTGATACTAGAAATGCAATTATTTTTAAATTAGATTATGATGGTAGTATATTAGAAACATTTAAAATTGACACTTCAGGTAATTTAAATCTTAACATTGAGCCGACTAACCATATCTTTAATCAATCTTATTTGAGATATCGCTACGGTGACGGTACGTTTACCTTTAAAACCAGACTTTATAATCAATTTAATAATGAAGATATCGAAATACCATCTATAACGGTAAATTCAAATGATCTAGATGCTGGTTATCATCATTTTGCAATAATACTAAACCCCCCTCAAGGCTACATGAAACTTTATCTAGATGGTGAACTTTATGATACTATAAATTTTGAACAAGCAAAATATAATTATATACCACTAGTTGTAAACAGGCTATTTGTAGGAGCAACACCGTTTTATAACGGTATATTGTTAAGTAAGTTGTTAGATAAGGAAAAAGACTTTAAAACTAGCTATTTTGTAAAAGATTTAGAGGTTGAAAATATATATATCTATTCAACAGAATTGGATTATTTTGACATTGGTATGCATTATAAAGAAAAAATATATCCAAACAATTTGATTTTTGATATGCCCTCTGGCCGTAGAAATTTTATGGATGTTGTAACAAGGTACTTTAAACACAAGGTTCCTGGTGCTAAGAGTACTCTATATAATGTCTATATAAATGATAATATACTTGATGATACATGTAGGAGTAGATTAGGGGTGGCCATTATAAACAAACTTAAAGAGCTGACACCAGCATATTCCAAACTAAACTCCTTAAATTGGGTGACTACCTTGCCAAGTCAAAGTGCGGATTATTTACAACCATATTTCCCGGGTAATACACTAACTAATGCGGGACAAAGGTCATAATGAACTTAATTATAAATGAATTTAATAACGCTGGACTAATATTTGACCGTATAGTTAATGATAGCTTTGAGCTTCCTTTTAGCTACGAACAAATTGCCATACAACCTAATGACCTGGCTATAGCATCAACTATAAATCAAAAATTAGAAAAAGTTTATATAAATTTTCTCTATCTTTACAAGCTCTGTAATGTAGCAAATTATGAAATTCCAAAAGAATATACCGGTTGGGTAGGATGTACCGGTACAAATACGTCACCGGCAAGCACATTTCTGGTAACTAAGTTTGCTAATACGTATTCAATAAGCTCTGCTGTTAGCTTTGTTAGCGCTGGTAATAAATTTTCTAAACTAAATGATAGTCGTCGCGCAGTTTCTTTTTCGAGTAATTTATTCAATTCACCCGTTCTTGTTGCAGCGAACAATAATACTCTTACCTTGATAGCTTTCTTTTACGACTACACAGTACGTAGTTTAATGGGTGAGCCTTTTGTTATTTCACAATCAGTTATTGATCCGCTCTCGGGTAGCTTGTCTTTTAGTAATATTACAGGGTTAGCTGTTGATTCAAAAGAAGAAATAATTTTTGTTGCAGATCAAAATTTAGGTAACATTTATGCATACGATATAACAGATACCATATCTTCAGATATAATACGGTCCAAAAAAATATTTTTATCTGATTTTATAGGTGGAAAAGGCACAGCGTTTGACAATACAAAATTTAACCTACTCAATACTATCGCATATACAGGTGATGTGTTGTATGCAGAAGATTCTGGAAATAAATGTATAAAAGTGTATGACAAAAACTTAAATTGGCTGAATACTACTATCTTAAAAAATCTATTTAGCGATATAGAGAGGTTCAATGTAATGACCTATAATAAAGCTAACAACCAACTATATGCTTGTAGTAATAAAAAATTATATGTTTTAGATATTACCACAGATCATCAAATCTTATCAGGCACTACATACAATTATTCAAATATTGTTTTAGGTACAGATAGAATAATAGATTTAAAATTCTCTAATTATGATCCTAGAATTTTTTATATATTAACTCAACAAAGCTTAATTAAGAAATGGACAACTAAACTTAATGCAACTATAGGAATTTATCCAAATAATAATTTACGCTCTAATACCTTTAAGTGGTTAACCAATGTAAGCAATCTATCGTCTGATACCTTATTATTGTACAACACTTCAAGTAATTTGTCTAGTAGTAATATAGCGCTTTTTGAAGATAGTCTAGACTTGGTATCGCTATTGAAGGATAATGATTTCACAGTATATGCAAAAGATGATATTTTGATCAATAAGGATGAATACAACCAGGCGTGGGTATATAGTAAGTCGTTTAAAAAAATTCTCTATAATATACTTCGTCTTACCAGTAATATTGGCTATCGGTTTTTTGAAAGTAAGACAATATCAAATATTAATACATATTTTACAAAAAGATATAATACTTTTTTTACTACTGATACAGCTGTAGATGTAAATACTTTTGCAAACGTGTGTGTAAACGAAAATTTTCAAGCTGCAACACTTAATAGAAATTTGAAAAAGATATACGATTATCAATATCAAATATTAACTTCAGTAGTTAATCAGGAAAATATTAAGAAGAACTTACTACCCACTACTGTTCGTGGTAATAATCGTATGTTTGATTATACAATTTATTACCAAGGAAATGGTATTTCTATGAATCCAAATGGGTTTAAGATGTATAGCAATACAGACGGGTTTGTTGGCCCAGGTGATCTGACTATTTCAAGTTTAGCACCTTATAGCAGTGGAGGTGGCATAATTATTATATAAGGACCTTATGGCAGGAACATTTAAATTTCATAGTAAATTACATCGGGCTAGTCACCACACGGCTGCAACAAATATTGCAGTAGACGCAGGTCTAGATTCTATTGCATCACAAGATTTACCATTTTTAGGTATATTTTATACCATATTAACTGATAACAATAGAACCTACAATATACCTACTAATAGCTTTGAGTGGTGGTCTACCTATAGTACGGTAAACACCCTTTCTACTAACTGGGCTAATACTCTATCTCTATATACAACAGTAAATTCATTATCTGATGCATGGAATTTGGGTTATGTCGGTTATACGGTTTTTAATCCCAATAGTGCTAGTTATACATCTGTTTATACAACAGTTCAAACATATAGCGCTGAATGGAATTCGCCTTATATAATGTATGTTCAGCAGGTTCAGGAGTATACTGCATCAAAAACTTTTAGTGGTACTAATTTAACTAATATAACTGCACCTAGCACAGTTAGCTGGGATCTAAATTATAACCAATGTACATTCTTGACTATGACAAGCAGTTATTTTATTGCTAATCCTTTTAATATGAAAAAAGGCGGTATTTACACACTAACCTGTGTACAAACTAATGTTGGAGATAAGGATGCAAAATTTGATACCGCTTATAGATTTAACGGCACTCCATTATTAGAAAACATTATTAATAGGGATGCAAGTACGCGTACTGTAATTACTTTTGTTTCTGATGGAACCTTAATGTATGGAGACGTTACAAAATACCTTGAATGAGCAATACATTATTTCACAACAAATATCATCTAACGAATCATCATACTGTTTCGAGTGGTGGCTATCCTGATAGCGGAATAGATCCTATTGCAGGCCCAGAAGATCCATTTCTGGGTACTTTTTACAATATTATTCAATCTAGAACCCCAAACATAACAACTAATAGTGTAGAGTGGTATTCAACTTATACAACTTTATGCAGCAATAGTGGTACTTATTTTCTATATGTAACAACCCGCAACACGGTTACAGCCTTAAGCTCTAACTGGCAAGGTGGTGCTTCTTTCTACCAAACCTATTCCCCTCTCTCAGGTTCGTTAAATAGTCTTTATACCTTTACAAATTCTAATAGTTCTAATTGGCCGTTTTTAGCAACAACATTAAGACTTAATATACCTCAAGAAAGTACCGGTGCAAAAACGTTTGATGGCGTTACTCTTACCCCTACAACATTGTCTGCAGTGATATTTGCAGATTTTCTTAACGGGCTTACAAATGCAGTTTTATTGACAGGAAACTTTGGAACATTTTATAGAAATTCATCCGCTTCTTATACCGATTACAACGGTTATATACAGTTTGTTGATATTAATAAACCAAGATCTGATTATCTGTATAGTACTGCAACTAGCGCTTGGGAGCCTCAGGGATTATTAATTGAAAGAGCAAGAACAAATTTAATTGTCCGTAGTGAAGAGCTTGATGATGCGGTATGGGTAACTGAAGGTAGTGTAGTGTTAATACCAGATGTAGTTTTATCGCCATCAAATCTTCTCTCAGCTGATCAATTAATAGTAGGGAATCCAAGCTCGAATAGCGGTATATATCAAACTATATCAGTTAGTCCTAACAAAACATATACTGCATCTGTTTATGTAAAGCTAGATACTCTACCCGCAGAATTCTATAAAATTGCATTATATGATGTCACAAATGCTGTCTTTTTTGCACAGGATGTAACACCAGATATTATACCTAATAAAAACACGTGGTCAAGAATAGTATATACCTTTGTTGCTCCAGCAGGTTGTAATAGTATCAGATTCTACCCGTATGCAAATACTTCACCTACTGTTGGTAATTTATTTTTATGGGGGGCACAAGTCGAAGAATCACAGTATGCATCATCCTATATTCAAACAGCAGATGCTATATATACTAGGGAAACCGAATATGGGTATTTGTCGGGTGATGTCTATAATAATGCACAAGGTACATTTTTATTTGAGACAAAACTAGTCGGAGTAACAGCAGATACCGGTTTTACAATACTAAGATTTTTTGGTAAAGATGCATTAAATGTAGATAATGATATATTTTTAAGGTATTCGGGTCAGCGTAGCGTAAATGCACGAGGATTAATTAATAATAGCTTTGCTTTAACATACAACATCACCTCACCTATAACAGCTTACAATTACCCAAGGTCTATCGCTTTAAGCTATAGCAGAAATAATGTTGTTCTAGCTGATTCAGGAAATATAGCTGGTATTGATATTTCTTCACTAGTCCCCAATAGTCTTAGCAGTGCCTATATCGGTCTATCTGCTCCTGACACGTCCGGAGACGTTTTTAATGGTTATATAAGACGCTTTGCATATTATCCGCGACAACTTTCTAACAATACCTTAAAATTTTTAACACTTTCTAGTTTTGAATATTCAAATATAGATGAAGTACAAGTAGTGAACTGGAACCTATCATCAACACAAGTTGCATTTTTAAATCTTTCTGCAAATTCGTTTCTTCAAAACCCTTTGCAACCTGCAAACAAATTAAAAGGTGGTGAATATATTCTAGTAATAAAACAAAATCAAGCTGGTAACAATCAACTTCTTTTTGATAGAGATTATGTATCGGTATCAGGCTTAAGCGCGACAGATATCGTTAGTTTATCTTCTTTTAGTGTAACAGTTATAAGATTTATTTGTGATGGTAATAAGCTATTTGGCAAGCCAACAAAATATTATTATGGGTTTCCAGACCAATATACATATTATAGTGGTGGCGGAATTGTTATTAATCCAAACCCTGCTGGTCTTAATGCTGGCGCGTCTTTTGAACCTAAAGGAGGATTAACTATTGGTGTAAGTGCACCTTATTCCGAGGGGAGCGGTATAACTATTATATGATGGTATGCTCTGATGTTGAACCAGTAAGTGCTTTCTATAGTACTAACTTACAATCTAAGATAGAAAGCTATGAAAGACTTGGTCAACGTATATGTCGTGCGCTTGGTGCGCCTCTTGTTAATCTTGAGATCCATGCAGATCAATTAAATGAATTTATAGGTATAGCGTGTGAGATGTTTACTAAATTTGCCGGGTATACTCAAGAATATCTAGTTTTTAATAGTGAGCTATATGAGAAGGGTGCTGGTCTTCGTTTAGATGTTTTGTTCAGCTTAACAAAAGATTTTAATTTTAGAGCAAAATTTAAAAATGTATCTTCTGATATACGAGCCCTTTATAATATTGGTAAGATGGTTATTGGTGATCCAGGTAATCCGTATCTCTTCCAGGTAGTAGATCAAAATAGGCCAACTGAACTTGAACTATTAAATAGTTATGATTATTTGCTAGACGACTATAGACGAGTAATAGATGTAACTGATTTTGAGGAAGGCAGTAATGATGGAATCAACACATTATTTACTATCGAACAAACTTTAGCACAACAAACATACTTTAGCTATTCTTTGGGTAATTATGGATTTGATTTGGTTAGTTGGAACATTCTTAAAAATTGGCTAGATACTAGAGAAAAAGTTTTAGCCTTAAGAAGAGATGTGAGGTTTGATCCACGCACCCAATATATGCAATTATTTCCTGAACCTCGTGATAGTAGATTTTATGGCATAGTAACAAGCTACGTTGAGCGCCCACTTACCGATATAATTAAGGAGCCTTGGGTATATCAATATGCACTAGCTTTAACTAAGATTGCCATTGGGTCAGTTCGCGGTAAATATACCAATGTACAGCTATTCGGAGGTGGCACAATTAATTACAACGATATGTTGAGTAGTGGCCGTGAAGAAAAAGCTGAATTGGAGAGAAAGCTGTACGAGCGTGCACCTGGTTTTGGAGATGCTGCACCTCCAGAATTTTTTGTTGGATGAAGTTTACAATAAAAAATAGTAAGTACGTTCAGGGTATTTTTAAACCCACCCATATAGAGAAATATAAAGGCCACGACTTACCTAGATATTTGAGTAGCTGGGAGCTAAAACTATTTAGATGGTGTGACACCAACCCAAATGTACTAGAATGGGGTAGTGAGAGTATTGTTATATCATACTTAAACCCTGTAGATAATAAACCTCATCGTTATATTGTCGACGCAGTTATTAAGCTAAAAACCTCCGAAGGTATTAAGAAGTTTTTGGTTGAAGTCAAACCTTTTAAGCAAACTATTAAACCCTATACAACCCCCGGTAAGCATAAGAAAACTCTTTTGTATGAACAATTAACATATATTCAAAACATGGCTAAATGGGAAGCTGCAAAAAAATGGTGTAAAAAGAGAGGTTTTGAATTCACTGTTTTAACTGAAAAAGAATTGAGAAAATAACATGAAAAATTAATAAATATTATATGGCTCTAAAACTATTAGTTGAAGCACCTTATCCAGAAGATCAGTACGAATACGTTATTGAAGAGAAAAACGGTAATCAACCTAGCACAATGTATATAAAGGGGCCTTATATGCAATGCGAAGAGGTTAATAAAAATAAACGTGTATATGATTCGCATGAAATGGATAGAGAAGTAAATCGCTACATCGGGGAAATGGTAAAAACAAATAGAAGTATGGGAGAGTTAAATCATCCCACAACTGCTGAGGTTAATTTAGAGCGTGCCTGTCATCTTGTAACAGAATTACATAGGGAGGGGAATGTATATTTTGGTAAATCAAAAGTTTTAACAACGCCAATGGGTCAGATTGTTCGTAGTCTTATTAACGACGGTGTTCGAGTAGGTATGAGCTCTCGCGCACTAGGCACATTGCAGGAGATGAGCAATGGTGTTAACCGTGTTAAAGATTTTAGACTTGTAGCTGTTGATTGTGTAGCAGATCCGAGTTTCCATAAAGCGTTTGTAAATGGTATTCTCGAGTCAAAACAATTTGTTGTTAGACAGGATGGTAAATATGAAGAAATTTACGATTCATTTAGCAACAGACTTCGCAATTTACCACGTAAAGATGTTGAATGTTATCTTAGGGAACAAGTATTAGATTTTCTAAGCAAGATAAGTAAAGTTTTATGAGTAAACAATTAAATGAATTTGTTCCTGCACTAGCAGCCATTGCTGGTGAATTAGCTGGAGCTGAAGTTGCCGCGACAGCTGGGGAGGGTCTCGCTGGTAGACTGGCGGCGGGTGCCGCCTCTAAGGCTGTATCAAACAAAGTGGAAGACATTTTATCTAAAAAAGGTGAAAATGAGACCGAGGAAGCAGGTGAATCTTGCGAGTGTAAAGAAAATGGGGAGGAAGCTGGTTGTGATTGCTGCAGACAAAAAGTTGTCCAAAAAAAGCGAGATTTAGGGACATTGAAGAATAAGTATAATATAGAGATGAAAGAACGTATTGAAATTGTCAAATTTCTTAAGCATTTAAATGAAAAAAATTATGCTGAGGCACATAAATATTTAAAGAACATTATGGATGCTAAACTACAAAAAAGAATAGCCGCCAATAAAGGTGTAAAGGTATTTTAATATGAGCGATATTAAAACAATACTAAAAGAAGCAACACAGGATCTTCTCTCTGATGAAGTTCTTAAAGAAATCGAAAACGCTTTTAATACAAGCGTAAATGAAAAAGTACAAGTACATGTTACTAAGGCTTTAACTGAACAAGATGAAGATTATTCTAAGAAGCTAGAAACACTTCTAGAGGCTATTGATGCTGATCATACTTTGAAATTACAAAAAGTAGTTGAAGCCATTGATACAAATCATGCAGATAAATTAAAGAATATTGTTGAAAAATATTCCAAGGTAATTAAAGAAGAAGCTGCTAAATTTAAGAATGAAACAATCAACAATATTAGCACCTATCTCGAGGCTTATATTGATGAGACCATTCCCTCTGAGGAGATTAAAGATGCAGTTAAGAACAAGCGTGCATTTGAGATTCTTGGTCAAATTAGAAATATTTTGGGTGTTGATGCTGCCCTTGCGAAGGAATCCGTTCGCGAAGCCGTTATAGACGGAAAGAATCAAATAAATGAAGCTTCTAAGAAGCTTGAAGCCGTTACAAAAGAGCTAGCCACTGCAAAAGCACAATTGGCTGCTCGTGATGCAGAGCTTACTTTCGAAAAGAAAACAGCAAGTCTCTCGCCCCGTAAACGTGATTATGTTAATAAGGTGATGAACGGCAAATCCGCTCAATTTATTACCGAAAACATTGATTACGCTCTCAGTTTGTTTGATAAGACTGAGAAAGAACGGCTTCAAAACATCAAGGAAGAGGCTGTAACTGAAGCCACCTCAACACAAGTTGATCGCCCCGTAGTAGAAGAGAGCGTTCAAGTTGATGAGAAAGCTCAGATGAACCCTTACCTTGCTGAACTATCCAAATACTAATTTTAGTGTTGAGGCAATTGCCTGATTAATATTGCAGTTTAACTGCAGGTCGAAAATTAAGGAGAACTTATTTAACTATGAAATCTATAAGACCCACAACGGCTTATATCGATGAGTCTCGCGCTAAGGCACTATTAGAAAAGTGGAAGCCAGTATTGGATTACACATCTGATAATGTCAAGCCTATCGGTGACGATCATACTCGTTTGAATACCGCCATGCTCTTGGAAAACCAAGAATCCTGGTGCATCAACGAGGCTAACGTCGCTGGTGGAACAGGCTCGGTATTCGGTGGTGCATACTCTCCCGCTGGATTGGGCGGTCAAGGCGGTGCCTTTGGCAACGCTTACCCCCAAGGCGATTGGTATGCTCAAGGCGATACCCGCTTGCCCAAGATCCTCATCCCTATGATTCGTAGAACGTTCCCCGAGCTAATCACCAATGAAATCGTAGGCGTACAGCCCATGGGCGGTCCAGTAGGACTAGCCTTTGCTCTGCGTTACAAGTACCTCGCTAATCAGCTTGGCAACGATGGCGTCGATGGTTCCGGTACCAATGCTGGTGCCGCACTATCCAACCCTCAAGCCGCTGCTCAAGCCAAGGAACTCGGTTATCAGTTTCTCGACACCCGTTATACGGGTACATCGAGTGCTAAGCTTTCTGGTGGCGACGGCATTGCCGCTTCTCTCTTCCCCTCCATCGGAGTGGATCAAGGTGTTGCGCAAGTCCTTGCCAACTTTGAGCTCACCGGTAAGATTCCTCAAATCGAAGTTTCGTTTGAGAAAACTGCCGTTGAAGCTGGTACACGTAGACTTGCTGCTCGCTGGTCGGTAGAGCTCGAGCAAGATCTTAAGAACATGAACGGTATTGATATCGATACTGAGCTCACAAACGCTATGTCGTATGAGCTTCAGGCCGAAATCGACCGTGAAATGATTGTTCGTATGATTCAAGTCTCGCTAAACGCTGGTCATGGCACAGGATACTCTGTCTGGTCCCCCGCTTCTGCGGACGGTCGCTGGCTGGTAGAGCGCAATCGCGACTTCTATCAAAGGTTGATCATCGAGGCCAACAGAATTGCTGTTCGTAATCGTCGTGGTGCTGCTAACTTTATCGTTGCAACACCTCGCGTTTGTGCGATTCTCGAGATGCTTCCCGAGTTTCAATGGGTACCAGTCCAAGGCAATGTCAACACTCAACCTGTTGGTGTAGCTAAGGTTGGTAACCTAGGTGGTCGTTTCAACGTATACCGTGATACACGCACGGAAGCCCAATTTGAGGGCGGCTTGCGTGGTACGCGTGTAGAGTATGCCCTATTAGGCTACAAGGGACCAGAGTTTTATGACACTGGTATCATCTACTGCCCATACATCCCGGTTATGGTACAACGTACAATTGGCCCCAATGACTTCAGTCCCCGTGTTGGTCTCTTGACCCGCTACGGTGTTGTTGATAACATCTTTGGCGCTAACCTGTACTACCACACCATTCTATTGAGCGGTCTCGGAACAGCGTTCACACCTGGCACACAGTCTGTGTACTTCTAATCCGAATCTCGGTAGACGAAAAAAATTCCAGTATGTCCTGGTTTAAAAGAGGCCTTCGGGCCTCTTTTTTTGTTGAAATCACAAGAGTTTATATTATAATAATATATATTATAATAATATAGTGAAATTTAAAGATATATTTATCTTCGAAAAAAGATTGGCAGAATTTTCAGGAGCTCCATTTGCTGTATCTACAAGTTGTTGTACACATGCCTTAGAATTGTGCTTTCGAATTCTCAAACCTAGTTATGTAGAGTTTTCATGTCGTACTTATATGGGTATCATTATGATGCTCAAAAATCTACACATTCCTTTTCGTATGATTAATGAGCAATGGCAAGGTGAATATAATTTTCATAATAGTCCCATCTGGGATTGTGCCAGGAAGCTTACTCCTAATATGTATTTGCCTGGATCTTACAAATGTGTTAGTTTTGGTGAAAATAAACCCCTTGATTTAGGTCGTGGAGGCGCAATTTTACTGGATAACGAGCAGCATTACAAACTTTTAACCATGTTAAAATTTGATGGAAAAGATGTAAGCTATGAGCCGTGGATCGATCAACAATATTTTGATGTGGGGTATCACTATAAAATGAATAACCGCGAATGTATTGTTGGTTTAGACCAGCTTAATAAATTTATAGCTAAAGGTGATTTTTCTCATTCTCATTTACCATATAGAGACTGTCGTAGAATGATAGTTAAAGATATGCCTCCGTTTATATGAAGATAGATTACGTATTTTCGTTCGCTAATCATTTTTATAAAGATTTGTATAAACAGTACTTTAATTGTATTCTTATTAATCCGCGTAATGTTTATGAATTACAGTCTGTAGATACAACAAAAAATATTATATTTTTATTCGGAGATCCATTTACTCTTAATTATATTAATAGAACTAATCTTTCTGGTACAAATATAATGTTTTTAAGACGACATGAGTTTTATGAAAATAATTTTGAATTATTACAAAAAAATCGTTTTAAAATTAAGTACTTTTTTACATTAAATTCTTTTTTTCAAAAAAAGTTAAAAGACCTGTATAATATTGAATCTACAATAGAACGAAATTATTTAGATGAGCGATTATGGTCTTACAAAGAAAGAGCGCATGGTAAAGAAATTGCATGGGTAGGTGAATTTCAGCAACGTAAATCCCCTGACTATATTAGTGAATTGTTATCATATTTTCCTAATTATAATTTTCATTGCGCTATTTCTCCAGGTCCTTCAAAACATCTATATATAGATTTTTTAAAAAACTATGGCCATAATAATCTTTTTTTGTATGAAGATATTAATACACAGGAAAAAATGAATGAATGGTTAGATAGTAAGAATTATTTAATAACTACATCTATTTCGGAAGGCTTACCTAATAATGTTCTTGAGTCTTTAGCAAAAGGTATAAAGCCAATCATAAGAGATTATCCAGGAAATATTTTTAATAAATTTTCATATAGAAATATATTTCAATTAAAATCACATTTATTAGGTGAATATTGCTCTAAAGATTATCTACATATTGTTAAAGAAAATTATGGGTTAATGCATTTTTTAAAATTTAGAGATAAGATTTTAAGAATATGATTTTTGTATTTTCATGTCAAATAAATGAGGACAAGCATCTTTAGGACAAATTATTGGATAGTCAAATAGCTTTACTCTAAGATGAGGATTTTCTTGTAAATTACCAAAATATCTCTGTCTACAACAAGCTCCCCACACAGACCCATCTTCCTTTATATTCATTCCATTTACGCCTGCATTACATTTTATTCCCCTGAAATTATGATAATTATTTGCTAGAATCTCTTGACCATCTAGATGTGAAGTTTTTCTCCCATCAAAATACTCAACTTCTATTTTATCATGTAAAGTAAAAACCGCACTTTTATTAGATGGTTTATTTTTGATGTATTCTATTTGTTCAAATGTATATTTTGGAGTAAACTGTCTTTTCCAGTTGTTTACATCGAGAATACCTTTATTATTAACACCGATATTACCCATTTTAAAAAATTCTTCTGAAGCCTCTACAGCTCTATCCCAATATTCCGGATCCATTAAAATATGAAGTTCTATAAATTTATTTTTATTTAGAAAAATCTTAAAAACTTCTTTAAAATAATCTATATCAGCATATCTTGGATGAAAACTAGGGTAAAGAATATCAATTAAGTCTGCTGCTCTATTCCAAAACTCTAAATTGTTACCTAAATTAGTATTCATTGCAACCAAAAAATCTATAGATTTTAAGTAAGACATTACGTCTTCTACGCCTTTATAAAAACTAGGCTCTCCCCCAGTAAGGGTTATTTTTCTTTGAGGCACTTGACGTATAAAAATATTATCATGATATAAATTTTTAAAAAAATTAATATATATATCAGAAGGAATATGTGGAAACAAACCTTTATGAAGAACAGGAGGACAATAATTACATCTCTGATTACATAGATTATTAATAACAAAATTAATACTAAAAGCATTATTTTTTATGCTTTTTATTATAGGTTTATGTATTGGTAATTGCATGGTCACACCTCCAACATAAAGTACCAGATTTATTATTATTTAACGAATCTATAATATGTTTATATTCCTTTGAATTAACAATATCCTCATATGTATTTTCTAATAAATTTCCTAGTCTGTGCTCTAAATTCCAATCCATACAACAAAGATATACATCCCCATTAGGAAGAAGTACATGTTGTTTTATTTTGTTTGCTGCACATTTTATGGTTTTATTTGCAGTATTATCAATTTTTTTAAAACCATTAACGTTTCCAGCTCTACTATTCCAGTTGGAATAATCAGGCTCTAAAAAATAAACTTTTCCTTGAGTTTTTTCTAATAAAGGTGCTATCATAGGATGAGGGGTTTTTCCAAAAAAAACAATAGCATCTATATTTTTTAAACTTTTTAAACATTTTTCAATATTTTGAATATATGTTTCATTTACTACTAAATTCATTGAATTATCTTGTACTGGTAAATGTAGTGTAATTTTATTATATACTTGATTTAAGATGGTATTAATATTATCTTGAGATGCCTTATACAATGTCGTGGATATTTTTGTATAATGTCCTCTCTCTTTACACAGAGCTACCATTTTATAGCAATCTTTATGAAAAAAAGGTTCAGAAAACCCTGTAAAATGAATTCTAGTTAAAACTGGTAATTTGTTTATAATAATATTAAATTCTTCTAAAGATAACTTTTTTTTATTAGAATTATATTTAAACAAAAATGAATCTTGAGGGCAATAAGAACAGTTAATACTGCATCCAGCAATAGTAGTTATTTCTAATGCATCCATAAATTAATAGTTAATAACGTTATTTCTACTTAATATTCTTCTATCAATTGGACAAACTTTACAAATATTATTTTGCTTTCTATCTCTTAATATTTGAGCAAAAAAATCGTTTGATTCTTTAGAATTAAATATTTCATTAATAGTTTGTTTGTTTGCGTCTCCTATTAATATCTGTCCTTGATAATCATGACAACATGGATTACATTCTCCATTCCAATTTATAACAAATGAACCGGAAAAAATAGAACAACTATTAGGTATAGCTTCTATAACTTTTTGTTGTGTCTGTTTATTTATTTCATTAGTTTCGTTAAATTCTACCATATTAAAGTTGGGCAGTTTATAGTATATATTATCGTATAAACCTAAAAATTTGTTCTTAATATTAGTAAGATCATCGGAATTGTAAGAAAATAAAACTGTTTGTATTTTAATTTTTGGACGAGATTGAATATTTTTATATTTTTCAAAAAAATATTTTAACCCATCATAAATTTTATCTAAATCTACACCTTTTCTATATTTTGCGTTCAATTCTTTAGTTGATCCATCAATACTCACAACACACTCATTCAATTTACTTTTGGCTAATAAATCTATTTCCTCTTGTTTGTAGAAAACTAATCCGTTTGTAGATGTTCTATGATAAGAATTTTTTGGTATCATTTCGTATAGCTGAAACCACTTGGGATGTAAAAAGGGCTCTCCGTAATTAAAAGACACTATTTGTAAATTGTAATCTAAGCTCTTAACCTCATTCATTATTTTTCGAAACAATTCAATAGAAATAAACCCCTTTTTTCTTTCTAAAGAATCTGAGCCTGTGGGGCAAAGAGGACATTTAGCATTACATGTATTAGTAAGCTCAATCATAATAGCACTAAGACGTCTATTCATATATAGGGTGAACAAATTTATATTTCTGTAATTTTTCTTTTGCTTCTTTATGGTCTATAAACTCGTTATAAAAATAGCGATTTCTCCTTTTCATATAAATTATAGCATAAAAATCAGGATGATCATATAATTCTATATTAAGATCTTTACATGCAATACTCATTAATAATTCTGTAGATAAATTATATTCTCCTGGAAGCCCGTGTGCAAGGTATTGTTTTATTCTACTAATTAGAAAATTATCATCTTCGAAGTATTTAGTAGAGTTAAAAGTTTTAAAAATATTAGATCCAATACCGAATATTCCATTTTGTATAAATTCCGGTCTTATTAAGTTAATAAGCGATTTTCCATCATAAATTTTTCTATTTATAGTTGATTTAAATAAAGTACCGAATACAGTAGATTTTAATTTGCTAGAAAAATCTATTACGCCTCTAACTCTTGAATCGGGATCAGCCTTTATTATAACATCCGTGTTCATATCGCTATACACAGTTATTATATTTCTGAAGAAAGCACCAGGCGTTTTATTGGAGTATGAATGTTTAAAAAGATAATAATTTAATTTATTTTTACTGCAATACTTTTTTATCTCTGAATCATCATTGCCATCGCTCATAATAGATATAGGACTATCTGGGTAATGTATCTGTATTTGCGGCACACTTATTTTTAACAATTCAAAGTCTTTGTAAACCGGAATAATAAAACCTACATTCATATTTCTAGAAGTTCTTTAAATATAACGTTATTGTGTTGTCTGGCTTTATTTTGTAATAAAGCAAGTTCATCTATTAGTTTATTGTATTTGTCTTTATTTTGAAAAGCTTCTTCTATATCGCTATTATAAAGACTTAATTGTAATAATCCATTATGGCTTAGGAAATCTGTATTTGCAATCAATGGAATTTTATGTGCTATACTATGTGTCAATGATTCTGATGTTTTTATGCTAGTATATTCCCTCTTATCACAGTCATAAGGAATTAATAATACCTTGAGTTTAGAAATTTCAGTAAAAAATATTGTATGGTTACAAAGATCTATAGCCTTGACTCTATCGTTGTTTATATATTTGGCAATAGAGTTTGAACCTTCTCCAATTAAGTGAAAAATATATTCTAATTTTTTTGTTGCAAAATTAATAAAATCTATAGATATTTTATTTTCAAAAAAACGCGAAGTAACACCTATAATATTTTTTCTATTATTTTGTAGAAGTATAGGAGACTCTGTTTGATAGAAATATCTCTTACTATACGGTTTTTCATATATACCGTTTGCAATATTTTTAGCAAACGGAAAGTATTTCTTAATTATATTCTCTTTTAGATGTAAAGGTCTGTGATGTACAAAGATAAAATCACATTTTTGTCTAAAGACAGGATCATAATGATAGCCGGGAATTATATTGTTAGAATCTATGGCGGTAATGACTATAGCTTTTTCGAAACAAACAGCTGTTGTTAAAGGAATTTTATATTCACTGCATAGTTCTTTTAAATTATATTTGTCAGTTGGATTATTATAGTAAATAATTGATGATAAATTTAAAAACTTTAGAGTTTGATAAATTGATAAAGCAGTTGCATGATGATATTCTGTATTAACTATTATTCCAACTTTATCGGTACTTTTCATATAAATTTTTAAGATGTTTTAAAATTTTATCTGGGTCTTGACCAGATTTAACTAACAATTTAGGAACAAAATCGCTAAAACATTTTTTTGTATCTTCGTAAAACCAAGGTTTAAGAGGACCATGAAAATGCAGAATTGATATATGATTTAAATTCTCCGTGGTCACTTCACTAGATACTGTATTATATTTTTCAGGAAGAAAAAATA